GTGGCTCAAGACCTGCTCCTCCTCCTCCTCCTCCTCCAATCTCTGCATCCCAAAGGGCACAGAGAGCGGCAGATAGGAGGAAGCAGTTGAGAGAGAAGTCTGAGTTGAAAGAAGAAAGATATCAAGATACACTTGCAGAAGTTTCTGGTAGAAGAGGCAGAAGGTCGCTTATGTCAGGAAGAAGAAGTGGATCGGGTTATTTAGCAGTACAAGGCACAGTTAGTCGTGGCACTCTTGGAGTGTAAATGGTTGTAGATGTCATACCTCAAGCACCTGTTGATTTTTCGGAATCAAAGGTCAAACAACTTCTTGCTAAATATAGACGAGCACAAGCAATAAAAGATCAATGGATTCCTATCTTTGAAGATTGCTATGAATATGCTTTACCTCAAAGGGAATCATTCTATTCAGAAAGTATAGCAAAAAGAAGAAGTGAAAGAATCTTTGATGAAACTGCTGTTGTAGGAGTTCAAGAGTTTGCATCTCGTTTACAATCAGGCATTGTACCAAACTATGCAAGATGGGCAGAGTTTACAAGTGGTACTGAAATTCCAAAAGATGAACAAAAAGAAGTAAACGAAATGTTAGATACTGTTACTGAATATGTATTTGAAATTTTACAAAACTCAAATTTTTCACAAGAAGTTCACGAAACCTTTTTAGATTGCGCAGTAGGTACAGGATGTCTACTTGTTGAAGAGGGTGATGCTGTACACCCAATAAAATTTAAAGCAATCCCTTTACCTCATTTATTATTAGATGCAGGACACGACGAAAAGATAGATCATATATTTAGAGAAAGAAGAATTAAATTTAGACAAATATTAAATGCTTATCCTAATGCAAAATTACCTGCACGGATGATGGAAGAAATGGGCAAGAATCCAGATGCAGAATGTAAACTTATTGAAATAGTTTATCGTAATTATAACAATACAAAAGAAGAAGAATATCAATTCTGTGTTATTTCAGAAACATATGAAGCAGAATTATTTTCACAAACATTTAAAGGAATGGGATCAAATCCATATTTAATATATAGATGGAGTAAATGTGCAGGTGAAGTATATGGAAGAGGGCCACTACAACTTGCTCTACCTGCAATTAAAACTTCTAATCTTGTTATTGAATTGATATTAGAAAATGCACAAATGGCAATATCTGGTATGTATCAAGTAGAAGATGATGGTGTAATTAATGTTGATAATATTCAATTAATTCCCGGAACAATCATACCAAAAGCTGTTGGCAGTAGTGGACTTACACCTGTTCAACCTGCAGGAAACTTTCAGGTTTCAGATTTAGTATTACGAGATATGCGACAAAATATAAAGAAGGCACTATATAATGATATGTTAGGTACGCCAAACGAAAAGACACCTATGTCAGCAACAGAAGTAGCAGAACGAATGGCTGACCTTTCTCGTCAAATAGGTGCGGCATTCGGAAGATTACAAGCAGAACTTGTTAATCCTGTATTACAACGAGTAGTTTATATATTAAAGAAACAAGGGCGAATACAAATTCCAACTGTTAATGGTAGAGAAATAAAAATAAGATCCTCTTCGCCACTTGCACAAGCACAACAACAACAAGATGTTGCTACTTTAGATAGATTTATAGGAATGTTACAAGCCAGACTTGGCCCACAATTAACTAATATTCTTGTTAAGCAAAACGAAACGGCTAAGTTTTTAGCTAAAAAACTAGGTGTTCCAGAAGAGTTAATTCGTTCTGATAAAGAAATGGGACAAGCGGCGGGTCAAATAGGAGAAATGGTTCAAGGGTTACAGCAAACAGGTATGCAACCAAGGGATTCCATTAACGCTTTACAAAACATTACAAAGTAGTATAAATAGAGTATGAAAGCAAAACCTAATCGTATAGTAGGATTAGATAATTTTGAACGAAGTCCTGACGAAGAAACCCGTCTTAATTTTATCTTTGAAAGTGTGTTTAAAGCTGATGCAGGTGCAGAAGTTCTTAAATATCTTCGCCAAATAACTATAGAGGCAGTAGCAGGTTCAGAAATTTCTGACAATCAACTACGACATATAGAAGGTCAACGCTATATTGTAGGTTTAATACAACGCCGACTTAATAAAGGTAGAAGTCAAAACATCATAAAGGAGAAACAAGATGTCAGATAATGTTGAAGAAGTACAAGAGTCAACACCTGAATCACAAGAGCAGGTAGAACCTCAACCACAACAACAACCACAAGAACCACAAGAACCACAAAACTTATCAGAACAACCACAAGAAGGTGGTCATATTCGTCCAGAGAATATACCTGAAAAGTTTTGGAATGCTGAAACAGGAGAAATAAGAACAGATGAGTTATTAAAATCTAATGCTCATTTAGAGCAGTTTGTTGGGGGAAAAAAAGAAGACTTACGAGATGAAATAATAAATGAGTTGTCTACAGAAGCAGAGTCAGAAGTTCCAGAAAACTATGAGTTACCTGCATTACCTGAAGAAATAACTGAAGATCAAGTAGTAGAGAACCCATTGTTTGATTGGTGGATGGATCATTGCGAGGAGAATGCATATAATCAAGAAATGTTTGAAGCAGGTATTAATAAGTTTATTAGTGCACAGCAACATTATCAACCTAATTTAGAAAATGAACAGGAGAAATTAGGAGAAAATGCAAATGCTCGTATAGATGCAGTTGATTCATTTGCACAAAGTCATTTTAATGCAGACGATTATGAGTATTTACAAACAACGCTAGGACAATCAGCACAGGGTATTGAAATACTTGAAAGAGTTATGCAAATGCAAAATCAAAACATATCAAATGCACCTACTGAACCTGCAAACAGATTAACAGTAGATGATGTAAGACAAATGATGAAAGACCCAAGATACTTTGATCCAAAAGAAAGAGATGAGTCTTATGTCAAAAGGGTTGATGATGCTTTTCAAAGACTCTATAGATAATGTATATGGACATAGCAGTTCCTGATGACTGTTTTGTTTTAGCAAAAAAACTAAAGCAGACAGACAAGTATGAACTAGCAGTTACAGGTAAAGAACCATTATGGGTGTTATTATATCCATTTAGAATCAACCGACCTAATGTACATACATTCTCAGTATATAAAGATAATCACGAAGTAGTGGCTATGTTTGGATGTTGTGGAGAAAAGAAAAATCCACAAAGAGGTACAGCTTGGTGGCTTAGTAGCGAAGAACCTTTTGACAGTTTTAAGTTTATGAAAAACCAAAAAAGAGTGTTTCAATGGTTAGCAAGTAAGTATAAATTCTTATGGAATGTAGCTACAGAAGAACAAAAAGCTACACTAAGATGGGTACAATATATGGGATTTAAAATTTCAAATAGACAGCTACTTGTCAAAAATGTAAAAATGAAGTATTTTTATTTAGAGCCGAAAGGTTTTAAAGGTGAACCCATAGATAATGTGTGTGGCCCTCGTTGGATAACCCGATATCAGAAATCTGCGGACAATTCATAAACTGTAATATTAACTTTATAGGAGATAGTTATGGCAACTTCCATTACTACTGCCTTTATTAAGCAGTTTGAATCAGAAGTCCATATGGCATATCAGCGTATGGGTTCTAAACTGAGGAATACAGTAAGACAGCTTAATAATGTAAAAGGCAATCAAGCGAGATTCCAGAAGGTGGGCAAAGGTAGTGCTACTGAGAAATCAAGACACGCCAATGTTCCAACTATGGAAATAACTCACAATACAGTTGATGTAACTCTATCTGATTTCTATGCGGCGGATTATGTTGATAGATTGGATGAGTTGAAAACTAACATAGATGAAAGACAAGTTCTTTCACAATCGGCGGCTTCTGCTCTAGGTAGAAAAACAGATCAACTTATTGTTGATGTGTTAGATGCAGGGTCTAATAGTAACAATGTCGTACACGGCTCTGCAGGTCTTACACTTGCAAAGGCGTTAACAGTTTACGAAAATTTCGGCGAAGCTGATGTTCCTGATGATGGACAAAGATATTTTGTTGTATCTTCAGCAGGTTGGGCAGATTTATTACAAATTGACCAATTCTCAAGAGCAGAGTATATCGGTGAAAAAGAACTACCATATGCAGGTGGTATGACGGCTAAGAGATGGTTAGGGT